GCAGTAATAATGTTTATGCTGATAAAAATTACGCTGTGTGGCTTTTGCAAACTTGAGCTGAGCCCACAAGTCTGCATTACTATTGGCGTAAGGTTTACCAGTGAGTACGCGAGTATATGAGCATAGTTCTGCAAGAGCATGGGCGGCCTTCGTCATCTTTGCTGAGGGGTCTTTAATCTTGGTGCTTTCATCCGCAACAAGATATACCCGTTGAGGGGAGAACTTAGGGTCTTCCACAAACGCATCTACAAAAGCCTGTAAGCTTTCATAGTTGATGATAAAGACGCCACCACGCTTGTTTATTGTAAAGTACTGTTGTGTCTTCTTTTTGTTTAGCGCTCCATATACGCAAATAGGTATATATGGATTGACTAGCTCTATTTGTTCGTGCCACTGCTGCTTAAGAGAGTTAGGGCAGATAACAAAAAACCAATCAACCTTACCCTGTTTGCGTAAGATCGAAAACTCTGCAAACGCAGTCCAGGTCTTACCTAGACGTTGGCGCATGAAATAAGCGAAACCGGGTTTATCAAACCCTTTCGCTAAGGCTTCGAGTTGTACTTCCCTCGGTTGTATCTGGAAGGGCCAGAGGCTCTGCATATCTTGTGGCGTCATCAGGGTTCTCGATCTTTGGGATTGGCACTCTAGCAAACATACCAGATACGTCAAACAGTTTAGTTTCTTTGGAACGAATACTATAGGAGCAATTGGTTAAGAAAGAGTTAGTAAACTGATTGAACTCGGGAGTATTATATGCAACTAGAACAGCATATATATCATCCCTATAATACATACCTATTAGACCCATAGCTATATATGGATTTATCTTACAGCAGCTCTCTATCCAGGTTATCTGCATAGCTGTAAATTGTACCTTGCGGGAGAAGTTATCTTTCTTCAGTTCTCCGAGCCATTTAGCTTCTAAGAGAATAGGGATATAACCAGGCATAGCAACAAATAGATCAGGGATGCCAACCACCATAGGTGCAGCCAGAGATAGACTAAATCCTTTGTCACGGGTTACGCTCCTTTTGAAAAGACTCTTGAATTCGCTTTCGTTCTTCATGTGGTATATCCTTTATACTTAATCCAGCCTTACATAATTTCGCCACATATAATCCCCAAGCACTAGCCCTATAAGCTTTAGCTTTCTTTTTATATTCAGGAGTTTGTAGTCTTTCCTGTATATACTTTTTCCTTTGCGGGTTTTCTTTATTGCGTCTTCTATGAAATTCTTTTATTCTTTCCTGCGCGCACTTGAAAGAGCAATATTTCCTGTGATTAAAAGATGACATAAAGTCTTTATTACACCTTGGGCAGTTTCTCAACATTTGATATCTCCCTATCTAGATACCAACGAGCTTTCTTGAGGTCTTCTAATTTATTACCTTTATGCTCTGCACGGGATATATACTTCACACAGTTACCAAGGTTAAACCCTAGCTTCCATTCCTCTATAACCTCTATAGTTTCAAACTTAGAGTGTGTATAGTGCGGAGGATGGTTTACAAGATCAGGCTGCGAGCTTTTCTTTGTCTTCACCATAGCTAGATATGCTCCAGTTAGCTCCCATTTTGTATTCTGCTACAAAGGGAACTTTAAGATTGAACGGGGGACACTGTACGCGCTCCATCATATCCTTCAAGATAGGTACTAGATGGAGGTAGTCTTTATGTATTTGAAACACGAGAGCATCGTGGATATTCAAAAGCATCTGGCAGACTTCTTCGAGATTATTTTTGACAAGATACTTGTCAATCTCGACCATTTTATATTTAAGAATATCTGCCGAACCGCCTTGTACAATTCTGTTAGCCGCACGATAGCTAAAACGAGCGTCATCAAAGCGGGAACGACGACCCAAGATCGTTTTGACATATTTGCGGTCCTCCGCGACCTTAGCGGCTTTTTGTGTAAAGCCGGGGTTAGCTCTATCCCTGCCGAGCATCTTTGGGAAAGCTTTAGTTAGCTGCTTTAATATATCTAAAGCGTCATCGTAGTCTATGCCCAATTGTATAGATAACTTCATCGCACCCATAGTATACATTATACCTAGGCCGATGGTTTTACATACATCTCGATTTCTATGGATATGTTGACCTATCACGTCATACATATCAATGAAAGGCGTTGAGTTGTATCCTTTTAGAAGCGCTGGCTCATCACTATAATGGGTAAACAAGCGAGGCTCAGCTTGGCTATAGTCAAACTCAACGAGTACATAATCACGCATAGGCACAAATATTCTACGATATATCTTTCCCAATTGCTTATCTCTCTTAGGTACTTGTTGAAGATTAGGATAAGAACAAGAAAGGCGGCCACTCCGAGTTCCATGTGTTTCACCCCTTGTCTGATTGAACGTAGTAAATATCTTAGAATTAAATACATGAGTATCTAAAGCGTCCAAGAAAGAACTCTTTAAATGAGCTAACTTTCTAACGTTGAGAATATTCAAACCCTGCTGCGAAGCGGCTAGAAAATCTTTTCTAAAACTTGGTTGTCCTTGAGGAAAGCGAGCTGTTGGCGCTGTCATAGGCCAATCATCTATTTCGCAAGACTCAAAATACTCTTTAAGGTCTTTGCTAGAGCGTACATTTATAGTATTGGGTAGCGCCATATCTCCTATTTCCATTTCCTCAACGGGTATTTTAGAATAAGCCTCATCATGCAGTTCATCTACTTGTACCTTGACCCGTTCGCATTCTTCAAGGTCTACACATATGCCACGGCGCTCCATTTTCTGAAGCACATAGCATAACTCACTCTCAAGGTTATGTACTATGTCTAGCTGTTCCTCGTATAGTTTCTTCTTTTGAGCTTCCTGAAGCTGCTTAGTTGTAAGCGTGTCTCCAGCAGCGTATTCGACGGCAAGGGGATCGTCACCACTAAGGCGATGAAAGTGGCCCATAGAAGAACGATCTGGTTTAACGTCAAACTGTTGGCCAATATGTTCATATAAAGCCTTCCCATGCTTAGGAGTTATTCTATAATGTTTACGCACGCTTTCAAGAGAATAGCTAAACCTATTCTCGTTTATAAGACACTCATTGACCATGGTGTCTTCAACTTTATTCCCTAACTTAATACCGCTGTTTTCGGAGAAGTGAGCGTCAAACTTAATATTATGCCCAACAATCTTTCCTTGATGTTCTTTTATATACTTACTAAGATCGCGTTCAAAATGCTCAGGCTGATCAATATTAGAGCCTCCGGTATGTCGAACTGGGACATAAACGGCCCTCTTACCATCCGACACACTATAACCGATTGTATGACAACGTTTCCAGTCAAGACCAGTAGTTTCAACGTCATACGCTGGCTCCTTAGTCTCATTCAGGATTCGAAAGAATTTCTCTATTTGCTCTGACTGACTCATACTTAACTCCACAGTGCCTTAGTTTACGCTTATATGCGTCTTCTTCTAATTGCTCTTTAGTAAGTTTAGCTCGTTTCTCTTTTCTCTGCTTAGAGTATTTGTGTTTGTTTTTGTGATAGCTCTTATTGGCATAGCGATTGGCTGCGTCTCTATTGCGTACTTTCCACCAAGTTACGGCTACGACAACATGGCTAGCGCCTGTTATTTCAGATATGTCTTTATTGGTGTATCCCCAAGCTCGAAAGACGAGTATCTGATCTGTAAGGGTCATATCACAACTCCCGCCCGTCTACATTTGTAGATATAACCATAGTGTTCTTTCCAATTTTCTCTAGATTGCTCTAGTAACCAATCCTTGTTTTTTTCATAGTACTTTTTCTTAGCCTCTTTGATTTTAGTTTTATTTTTTTCTATGTAATTTTTACTGTCTTGTTTGACTTTGGCAGCGTTTCGTATCTGCCAAATGTAGATATTTACAGTTTGTCTAGGTATGCCTGTTACTTGAGCTATTTGGGTAGGTTTAAGCCCCATTTTAAGAAGCTTAGCTACTCTTGATTTCTTAGTTACACGTTTAGATTTGGTGGACCCGGTTGGAGTCGAACCAACAACCAGACCGTTATGAGCAGCCGGCTCTGCCATTGAGCTACGGGTCCTATTGGTGCGCTCGGCCGGAATTGAACCGGCACGGGATGTCCCGACAGATTTTAAGTCTGTTGCGTCTACCATTTTCGCCACGAGCGCTATTCTTTCTAGTGGTTTAGTTTTAGTTGCCATTGTTTTAGATCAGCAAGAGCATGGTAAACGATGACACGTTCTTCTGCGCTAAGTGCATCTATTTCATTACGGCGTAGGTCTAGCCATTCCATGATATCGCGAGGTACAAGGCCGCGCAATTCGTGGATAATTTGAAGGAATGTCATCGTTATTCTGCCGCCATTTTATAATCTTGCTGGATGGGTTTACCCTTCCAATCCTGTTTCTGTTGTTTCCCGGCCCGGTGTGACCTATGCCAAGCATAATAAGCCGCGCTATATTGATAAGGCGACTTATTATATTTGTTATAAGGAGATCGTCCGGTCTTTTGCTTTCGTCCTCTAGGAGCGTTTTTAGCCATGGTGACTTTCAACCTTTTCACGAGTTTCCACAAGACTACCATACTAACCTCACTTTAGTTAATAGTCTCTAAAAAATGACGGAGGGGCAGGATAATAACGGCCCGCCCCTCCTATCGGTTGTATAGGCTGGGCTTAAATACAACCGAATTAGTATCAATACTCGATATCGTCATCAACCTCTACAGTTGCTTCGCTTTCAGAATACTCGACTGCGTAGTCAGAGTATTTGTCAGAGATTTCCTTGACGAT